AGAACAGCAGAAAGAACTAAAGATAAAACTTTAATGTATGCATGTTTACTTGCAGCATCGGACTGTTTTCATTCTCAAGGTTGTAGAAATAACTCCGTAAAAGGATTGCTCCAAAGTGCAATTGCTTTATGTCCCAAAAGACCTGAAGGATATTTTCTACTTTCTAGATTTTATGAAAGAGTGCAAAATTGGTACGACTCATATTTAATTGCTTCTGTAGGTATGGTTGTTTCTGATTTTGAATGTGAACCTCTTCCATTAGTTGTGGATTATCCCGGAAAGTATGGAGTTTTGTTTGAGAAAGCAGTTTCTTCTTGGCATTGTGGGTTATGTGATGAAAGCCGAGATCTTCTAATTGATTTAAAAGAGAATTATGAATTAGATGAAATTCATGCCCGAGCAGTTGATAATAATATCAAAACTGTACATCCAAATTATAAAAGCACTAAAATAATTATTAGTAAAGACCGTTGGAGAAACTCAATTGCTCCGACAATGGAGTTCACCACTTCTATTGATACCCAGAATGGTTGTGTTGTTGATTGTGTCTTCTGTCCACAAAGAACTCTTCAGAAGTCCTATAAGGGTGAAAGGTTTATGACGTTGGACAACTTTAAGAAAGCAGTTGATAAACTACCACAAGAAGTTCGTGTAACTTTTGCTGGGTTCACCGAGCCTTGGTTGAATAGAGATTGTACAGACATGGTGCTTTATGCACACGAAACAGGACATCCAATCTCAATCTTTACAACTGGTATTGGTATGAGTATTAAAGACATTGAGAGAATTAAACACATTCCATTTGCCGGAAATCCAAACGGTTGCTTTACATTGCACCTTCCAGACCAAGAAAGAAGAGCAAAACATCCGATTACGAAACGTTATATTGAACTGATTGAGCATATCGGTAAGATTCAACACGAGATTCATAACTTCACAACGATGTGTATGGGTGCTGTTCATGAGGATGTGAAACATGTGTTTTCAGATGCTCCTGTTTATGACATGTGGTCAAGAGCAGGTAATCTTGTGGGTGAAATGATTATGAAACCTGAACTGCTGGAAAGAAAAGCAGAATGGAAAATGGCAAATCATGGAGAAAAGCAAATGACCTGTGGTTGTTTAGAAAAGATGTATCATAATGTAATGCTTCCGAATGGAGATGTATCATTGTGTTGTATGGACTATGGACTGAAACACATTCTTGGAAATCTTTATGAACAAGATTATGAAGAAATTATTCCAGAGAATAATCAATGCTTTGAACTATGTCGTTTTTGTGAAAATGCGGTGGAACCATGATTTATATTGAGTAAGTAACTAAATAAAGTAAATTAAAATATAATTATGCTTGATTTTATAAAAAAATTTAGAAATGAAAAAAATTTAAATCAAAATTTATTTACAAATAATGTAGAGAACACTACCACAGAAGTTAAAAATGATTTTGAAAAATATCTTGAAAGAATACTAATTCTTGAAAATAAAAACATAATTCTTTTAAAGAAGATTGATTCATTAGAAAGGAAATCCAATGACTATGAATTCAAATATAATGGTTTATTAAAGGCATCAAAAGAAGAAATTAACAGACTTTATGATGCAAGAAAACTTTTGGAATCAGACCCAAATTATAAAAAAGAATTAGAACGATTAGGATTAGTATCAAAAGAAGAATATAATGCACATGTAGAAAAATATTATCAGTTAATGGATGAGTATGATACTCTTAAAAAAGATTATGATGTCTTGTCAAGGAAACTAAATAATATTTTGATTGCCAATATTTAAAACTGATGGCTCAACTCACCGCAACAGAAATAATATTTGGTGATAGTACAACACTGAGTAGTAAATATGGAATTGTTGCTGCAGGCACGACCATGCTTTTTTTTCAAGCGGCTGCACCGACTGGATGGACTAAATCAACAGCAAATACTGATGCAACACTGAGAGTAGTTTCTGGAACTGGTGGTGTTAGTGATGGATCAGTTAACTTTAGTACAGTCTTTCCTACTTCACCTAAAACAATTACTGGAACTGGTACAATCACAGCAACAGGACCAGCTGGACCAAACAGAACTCATCCCCATCTTTTAACAGCACCTCAAATTCCTATTCACAGCCATAGTACACCAGGATCAACTGGTCCAGCTGGATCTCATAATCACTCTTATTCTAGTCACGCAACTACACCTAATCTATCTGGATTTCAGGGACCATCAGGTAGAGATAGAACGAATCCAGCCACAGAACTCCTTGAGACAAACGGCATAGCACAACATAATCATCCAGTCTCAATTGCTGCCCAAGGGGGAAATGGTGCTCATTCCCACTCCTGGACTTTTGGGTCTGCACCATTATCAACTTCACTTGATCTAAGAGTTTTATACTGCGATTTACTTGTTTGTTCTTTAAATTAAAATAAAATGCCAGCAACACTCACTGCAAACGGAATTACATTCGGTGATTCCACTCAATTAAACTCTAAATACGGAATTATTCCTCAATCAAAAAGTTCGGTATTTTGGCAAGGTACTGCACCTGTTGGTTGGACTAAATCCACTGCTCATAATAATAAAGCACTTAGAGTAGTTTCTGGAGCTGGTGGTGGAAGTGGTGGGTCGAGCACATTTAGTAGTGCATTTCCAACTACCACTCAAAAATCTTTTAATGTTACATTAACTGTAGCAGGCACTGTTGGGAATAGAACACTAACAACTCCACAAATTCCATCTCACAATCATCCAGGATCATCAATGGGATCGCTAAGTGATACGGCCAATCATACTCACGCATATAGAAAATCAATTCTAACTCCAGCCCCAAATGGTGGACCAACAGACCGAGCTACTCACGGTTCAGGCACGACGCAACCTAGTGGAACTCATAATCACCCTCTTACCATAAATAACTCAACTGTAGGTGGTAATGCTCACAGTCATTCTTGGACTGGATCTGGACCACTATCTGCTTCTGTAGATACAAGAGTAAAATATTTGGATGTAATTATTTGTACTTTTAACTAATGACAACTAGACTCACGGGAAGTGGAATTATATTCAATGATTCTACTACATTAAGTTCTAAATACGGAATATTTCCCCAGACAACCATGACTATCTTTTTCGAGTCATCGGCACCTGTTGGTTGGACTAAATCCACTGCTCATAGTAATAAAGCACTTAGAGTAGTTTCTGGAACTGGTGGTGGAAGTGGTGGATCAACTCCATTTACTACTGTTTTTGATTCACAACCAATATCTGGTCCAATAACTGTAACCGGAACTGTAAATAATGAAGAGTTGTCTATTTCAGAAATTGCATCTCATAGTCATCCCGCATCAATTGGTAATGATGGATCTCATAATCACGATTACACTGGAGTAGTAGGAGCATCTCCAAATGGGCAGCAACCAGGATCTGGACCAAGAACAATTAATTCTTCTCCACCATTTACCAGTGATTCGACCTCACCGTCGCCAGCGTCTTGGAATAATCATAGTCATAGTGTCCCCATAAACACCACCGGTGGTCCTGCGGTTCATAATCATCCTTGGTCTGGAAGTGCTCCTCTTTCTACAAGTTTAGATTTTGAGGTTGCGTATATTGATGTTATTCTTTGTTCTTTTACTTAATTTATGATATAATATAATTTTAATAAAAATAAATAACTAAAACACATGAGATGATATTGATACAATGAAATTAAAATCTGGTAATTTTTGTCCATTAATTAAAGATGAGTGTGTAGGTTTGAAGTGTTCTTGGTTTACTCAAGTGAGAGGTATGAATCCAAACACTGGTGAAGAAGTTGATGATTGGGCTTGTGCAGTTTCCTGGATACCTATGATGCAAATTGAAACTTCACAACAAGCTAGGCAGGCAGGTGCTGCTGTTGAATCTTTCCGTAATGAAATGGTAAAAGCACATCAAGAACAACAAAAATTAACTGCAGAATGTGTAAATAATTTAATAGATTCTATGGAAGAAACAACTAATAAATTAATTGATTCTGTAGAAAATACAAAGGCAACTCATATCCTTAACGCAGTTGTCTCTGAAATTACAAATAAAAATCTTTTAGAAGGTAAAGAATAATGAGAATGACAATTATACCTGTTGACTCAAAGATTATGATTGATGGGATTGTTGCAAATGATGTAGATTTAAGTTGGGTCCCCGAGAATGTTCATGCAGTTCAATGGTTTGACACTTATGGGGAAATTGAATTACTCACTAGAGAACCAAATATTGATATTACTGAACTTGGAATTTACAGTCAAGCTGTTCCAATTTGGGAAGCAAAGAAATTGAAGTTGGAAGAAGAAGAAAGAGAAAGGATTGAACAGGAAAGATTAAAACAAGAGGAAATTCAAAGAGACTTAATTATAGAACAACAAAGGATGGTGCAAGAAATTTTAGATAGTTCAGTTCAATTTAAAGATGATGGAAATATCGCAGTTATAAATGGTGTGAAATATCAAAAAATGGAAGAACTTATCACTGAAGAAAATCAAAATGTTGGTGTCGCTACAACATAAAAACTATTGAATTTATATAATGAATCAAAAATTACTAGATAATAACTACATTATCATTCCAAATTTTATATCTGCTTACAGGGCAAATAAACTCAAAGATGAGTTTGTAGAGTTCTCTCAAAAAAATAATCTAGAGGGAGATGACCAAATTCCAACCTCTTCTTCTGATTATAATTACATTTCATTTTTGGAACTTTTGTGTGAAAAAACACCAGAAGTATCTGAAATACTAGAGGAGACTGTTTTACCCACATACACATATGCTAGGGTTTATAAAAATGGATCGGTATTAAAAAAACATTCTGATAGAGATGCTTGTGAAATTTCTCTAACTTTGCACTTGGGTGGTGACAAACCTTGGTTAATCTGGATCAAAACTCCTGAAGGTGAAGATCGTTCTGTTGAATTGAATCCGGGAGATGCAATGATGTATCGTGGGACAATCGCAGAACACTGGAGAGATGAGTATGTTGGTGAAGAGTATGTTCAGGTATTTCTTCATTACGTGAGAAGTAGAGGAGAATGTGCATATACTTATTTTGATACTGAAAATCATAAAGGAGAACATGGAAATCATAATAAAAATATGATAATTGATAAAACTTTAGAAGTAAAAGCAAATAAAAATACTATCAAACGTTCACCAATTCTAATCAAATCAACATCTAAATTAGAAGATTTTGTACAAGTATTTGATAATGTTTTATCTCAAGAAAACTGCAATTTAATACTAGATGAATATCGAAATTCATCTGAGTGGTTAGATACTCGCACTGGTGATGGAGAAATATCAAAAAATACACGCAATTGCATGGAAATTAGTATTTCTCATAATCCCGTACTTGAACAAAATTTTAATGTTAGAAAAAACATAGACAATATAGTTTTTGAATCAGTAAGAAAAGTAATTGATAATTATAATTCTCTTGTTCCCACATTTAAGATAGATATTGACACTGGATATAATCTACTTAGATATAGAGAAGGTGAATTTTATATACAACACACAGATTCATTTAGACAACAACAAAGATCTTTATCTTGTTCCCTTCAATTAAACGAAGATTATGAAGGAGGAGAATTTGCTCTCTTTGATCGAGAAATGATGATAAGAACCAAACCTGGATCTGCTATTGTATTCCCATCAAACTTTATGTATCCTCATGAGATTATGCCTGTAATTAAAGGAACTAGATATTCTATTATTACCTGGTTGGTATGAAAATATACTTGTAGACACCTCTCAAACTGCCACAAGCACCTTCAGGATCGCCCACAACTTAAGTTTAACGGATGGAGTGAATTTTTTATCGCTGAATCACCAACACAAAATCTCTACGGTGGTCAATCAAACGCACGATAGGACACTTTAAAAACTGTCCACTCCCCCACCAAAACCCCCAGTTCAGGTCTTATAGTGGTTAAAGACACACAGAAACCCAATGCGGTTCTCCAACACAGACAGATTAATTTTCTTCACATCGTTCATCTGGTTCACTCACTGATGTTGTCATAAGAACCACTTCTAAAACTGTCACAGAGATCCCTACAAGACCCCACAAGGCACTCTATAGTATTCAGGTAATCAAGAAGACCTAATGACCTTTTCAAACCTTGAGAGATTGCTCTTTGTAGCCTCATTCACAGCATTCCTCAACTGGAGTGTAAGACTTTGTAATGCTCTGCTGAATTATGCTTTTTCTTGAAACTGCAGGATACGGTTACTCCAAGCGTCTCTGTGAAGATGTGGTGTGTTGGTTTGTATCCAAGTATCTCCCCCGTTACAAACTGGAAATTGAGGTTCTTCATCGTGGTATGAAGCGTGAAGGTTTCTTGGGATTGTGTGATGTTGCTGGAAAAACTTACAAACCAAGAAGTTTCCTGATTGAGATGGATACTCACTTGGATAAGGAAACTTACATTACAGTTTTACTTCACGAATTATATCACCTTCAAGATTTCTGTCTTGGAAACCTGAAGATTAAATCATCCAAAAGATATTATAAAGGTGAATGCATTGAAGACCTTGAGTATTGGCAACAGCAATCAGAGATAATGGCTCACTGGTATGAAAAAATCCTGTATCAACAATACTTGACAGATACTCAATAAACCTGTATAATACCTTTGCTAGGGTTGATAAAAATTAACTTCAATTACTTAAAGACATTTAAAATGTTTTCCTGGAATCAAATTGTTTCTAAAGCAGTTCCTACTGCTCATAAAAATGTCTACTGTATCAATCAAGAACTTCTTGATTATATGGAAGAATTTCCTATTGGTTTTTATGTCTGGACCACAGAAATATATTTGGCATCTAATATTGTAAAAATAGGACAAACTCAATTTGGTGTAAGGCGTCCAGGAGAAGTTCTTGGTAATAGTACTGGAATTGTTGGAGACATTTATATTCTTAAATGGTTTCCATCAGACTGTGCAAAAGAAAAAAATTATGACCAAAGAGTAATTCACACTACTCTAAATAAGAATCCAAAGTTTAAGTGGTTAAAAGCAGATTCTGCAGGAAAAGAATTTATTGAATTGCAAAAGAACACTGAACTGTGTGATTTATTTGATGAAATTGTAGATATTCTTGGTAAGAATATCACTAAAAAGTCTGTTCAAGTAACTTCTTGGCAACTTCAAATGATTAATGCTATTGGAAAGGACTTGAATGAAGGACATAAAGTAATTGTTGCAGAACTTTCAGCAAGGTTTGGAAAGACTCTTACATTCTTGATTCTTTTTTTAATGTGTGATGTTCAAGTAATGGTGATCTCCACTTACTTCAATTCTGCTCTTTCTTCTTTTAAACAAGAAATTTCAAAGTATGAAGAATTTGCAAACTTTATTTCAATTCGAACCAATGATCCTGAATTTGAAACTAAATTTGAACAGTCTTTGAAATCTGGTAAGAAAATTATTGTTCTGCAATCTTTGCACAAATCAAAAAATGGACCTAAAAATGCAGAGATTCTTTCTCATATTCAAAATAAAATCGTAGTTGTTGATGAAGCAGATTTTGGATCTCATAAAAAACTTCAAAGAGATTTGGTCGATAAAACTTGTAATCGATCACCTCTGATTCTTACTACAGGAACTGGGGCAGATATTGCTGCTACTGGAAGAAACGTGAATAGTTTTCACAGCATCACTTATCTTGATATGTTGATGATTCGGCAGACAGATTCTGAACTGTCCACTGCTGCTGCTTGAGGTAGTGATTTTCTGCTATAATAAAAGGACAAACAAAGACAAAATGTTTACCCCTCTTACATACAACTTGATTCCTAGGGCAGTTGAATATGAAAAGAAACTGACAATTCCCAAGTTGTATCGGTTAGATTGGTCTCCGTATGCAGAATGCTGTGAAGGATTTAATTCTGATGAAAATCCTTCATTTCAAAAAATGATGCAGGATCCTCTTAAATCTGCAGGTATCTGGAGAGGAATTGTTCGTTCTCTGACTGGATCTGCAGATAACTTGAGTCTTCTCAAGCAAGGTGTTGATTCACTTAACATTGATTCTATCTTTAAAAGTAGAATTCGATCTGTGATGATGTGGTGTCCTCAAGGTTCAGGTATTACAAAAGATAATCTGAATCAACTTGCAGAAATTCTAACACCAATTCTTGATGATTGGTTGGTTGTTCCGATTAACAGCACTGTAACCAGCAATGAGAAAGCTGAAAAAATGATTCTTGATGAGAAGATTCCAGAAGCAAAACGTCAAGGAAAACGGGGTGTTTGGATTCTTTCGTGTGGAATGGGAGCACGTTCTTTTAGTGTTCCTGACATTGATCTTACAATTCTTGCTTATGATAAAGGATCAGTAAATGCCACAATTCAAAAAATGTTCCGTGCTCTGACGAGTGGAAGTGATAAAGAATACGGGCATATTTTATCTCTCTCAATTGATGGTAATCGCGATGAAAAATTTGCTGATTTGATTGTTGATACTGCAATTAAAATGCAAATTACCAATAACAAATCGTTGGAGCAAAATCTTAATGAAATCTTGAGAACTCTAAATTTTTTTGATATTGTAAAAGATGGAAAACTGATTCAGATTTTTGCTGATGAATATTGTAAAAAAATGCTTGAAGCAACAAGCATTTCTAGAATGTGTTATAATGGAACTTTTGATATTTTTGGAGATCAAGAAGTTCTCAATGTAGCTCTTCAAATTACATCATCATCTAAAAAGAAAAATCAAATTCCAGTAGATCTTTTATTGGGAAAAACTAAAGAACCTTCATTTTCTAAAAAAGACATTTCTTCTAGAGAAAAAAAGAAAGTTGAAGAGGATCTTCGGGAGAAACTTCGATCTATTGCAGAAAATATGTATGTTCTTTCTGTTGCCTCTGCTACCAGTGATGTTAATGAAGCAATTTATAAATTTAAAAACGATGAACAATTGAATTCTGAATTTAAAGAAATTTTTGGAATTGATATTTATGAATTTGAACTTCTTTTGAATAAAGGAGTTTTTAATCAAAAAATCCTTCAAACCGCAATGATTGTTTCCTTTAACAAAAACCAAAATCTAATCAAATGAACCAAAATCTCCTGCACCAACTTAAAATAAATGAAACTCTGACTAATAAAGTGGTCAATGATATTCCAGAGGAATACCTTTTGGATTCATCTTCTACAGTTTATGAACCAGAGTGTGCTGGAGCACAGTTTAGTATTGCAAGCGTAAATAGAATGAGGGATCTTGGTTTTTCTAGAGAAGAAGCACTGAATCGTGTATTCTGCTCATCCCAAAGCAAAATTCCACTTGCTTTTGCAAAAACTAAAGGACTTAAAAATTACTATCTCAATGAGGATCTTCCCACAAAAATGAAACACACAATTAACATAAACAATTTTCCTTATGGAAATAGTAATAAAAAACAAAAAGCAGGTAATGCTGGAGGTTCAAATGGAACTCCCCTTTATACAAAGTTACTTGTAGAAACCTGTGATGTGACTGATAAAATGATGCTTTCCATTGCACCCTCGGTGGTTGCTAATCTGGATGGTAAAACGATTCCTGCTATGAGGAAGAAAGGATTTTACCTTCAGAAAGTTGAGTTTGGAATGGAAAAATACTTCCCTACAGTAAAAACTCAAATTGGATACTTTGTTTTTAATCGTGAAAAAACCGATATTATTAAAGTAAATGGATTTGATCTAGATATGAATATTTTTAAGTTCATTCCTAATGTTGAATCGCAGGAACAAATCGAACAACTTTCTTCTTTTATTGGATTGGAAAAAAATGGTTGGAAGTATCTGGATAATCGTAGTCATCACAAAATTCTTGATAAAGAAAATTATTTGATTGTTAGAAGAATGTATAACAAACCAGATAAGTTTGTTTATAATCGTGGACTGGACATGGAAAAATTTGATAAAGAAAGTGTTCTTGGTCTTCACTGTCCCAACAAAGATGATATGGAAAGGTGGATTGAGTTTTTTGAAAGTAATAATGCCTCACTTTTGAGAAAAACTACATCTTATGGTGGAAATGTTAGTGCTTCAATTTTAGAATATGTTAATGTCTGATATTAAACGCTCAAAAGAAAGAATTAAAAAAACGGGAGAAGTTTTTACTCCTCCAGAATTAGTTGAAATAATGTTAAAGGATATTGAAGAACAAATTTTTAAAGATCCAAAAACAACATTTATTGATCCATCTTCAGGAGATGGAAATCTGTTGTTACCACTCAAAACCAAACTTCTCAATTATCACACAGAAGAACACATTCTCAATGAAATGCTTTATGCAGTTGAACTGATGGAGGACAATCACAGAGAAATGTGTGCTAGACTAGGAGTATCCACCGATCACCATCATTATGTCTGTGCTGATGCTCTAGAATACCATTATGCCTTTAATGGTCGCTCCTCTGAACCAATCACTCTTGATAACTTTTAAAATGACTAAAACTAAACGCAAATTCATCAACGTTGCTCCTAAATCCAAGAAAGCAGTCAATCGCTTTAAAAATATTATGGATTCCTTTCACGCAATGGAAGTAGAACAAGAGACTGATACTCAGTTCTTTGTAGTTTCTATCAACAGGAAATATTGTTTTTGGATGAATAAAGAAAACGATCCTCATTGGACCATTATTAAATGAAATCACTACTGCTTGCCGCCGCACTGCTGACTACACCAGCATTTGCACATAATCACGAGGTCACTGTCAAAACACCGACAACACCAAAGGTGTATCGCACATTCACCTATGAGACTCCGTGTGCATTGGATGTGAGTTTGCAGGTGCAATTTGATACCTGTAAGGTGATCGAAACTCGGGAAACTGGTGGAGCACTTCGCACTCGCAACATCTTCTCTAATCGCTTTGG